ATTACGTGCTACGTGAGATGAAGTGACAGGCTCACTATCAAAAGAATCTGCATATTCCCATTTTCGTGAATGAGTATTCGCAGCCGCTGCTAAAACAAATGGTTCTGTTACTGTCATATACGTTGTATTGGTAACTGCTGCAACTTTTCGTTCTTCGTTTGTTCCGATAAGCTTAACTAAATCACCAACTTTATATTGTGTATTAAGTGCAGTATTTGTTCCTGTAATAGCAGTTCCATTAGCAGAAACGGCAAGTGTTCCAATCATTGAAGTTGCGGGTGAAGAATAAGCGGAACGTGATTTACGAATCGCAGTTCCATTATTCGCTACATCTGCGGCTCCTAAGGCCACACAAACTGTGTTTGATGTAACAGCTGTAATTACGATATAACCAGCACCACCAACATAAAGTGTGTCACCGACACAAACATCATTTGAAAATGATGTTCCCACTCCGATAAGAGTAGTATTGGCTTGTGTATATACTGCAGAAGTACAAGTTAATGCTGCATCTGTATTACTATTAAGTGTTCCATCATTATTAGTATTTGCTCTAGTGCCACCACAAATAGAAACTCTCAAACTGTTTCCAAGTGCACCAGGATATTTTGCTATGAAATTACCATAATCATCATTTTGTGTTCCACCCATATCAGGGTCATATGTATTTTCATAGTCTTCATCATTTGCGACATATACTGTATTGGCCGAATACCCTGTGGCATTTTTGGCATCACTTGTATTAGGCGTTCTTACTACTTTAAGGCTTCCCGAATATGCGAGATAACTTGCCGCAGTAAAAAACGACTTATATGTTGCTGCGTTAGGTTTACCAAATCTACTAACTAACTCTGATTCATTTGAAACCGTTATACGGTCATATGCTGGACCCCATTTAAATTCACCAGCAAATGCACCCTCAGTCATAGAGATTTCGGGTACTACAGCAGTTAAGTCAATTTCTTTAGTAACAACGCCTGGACTTATTGTAAAAGGCATCTTATCTCTCCTAAAAGAATTATTGAAAGATTTTGTTCAAAAAATTATGGCTATTATACGCCATATTGAAAGTATTTATTATTTTTAAGTTTTCTAAAATCATAAATATTAAGAGATATCATAAATTTATAGGATTCACTATGTCAAACGACAAAATATTAGACAACAAAAAAATAATAGAACGATTTCTTAAAAAAGTTGATTCTACCGAAAAACATACTAAATGTCATATCTGGCTTGCTTCAAAAAATAAAACAGGTCATGGAATGTTTTCAGTATTAGGTAAAACTATTCCTGCCAGTAGATACTCTTTTATGATGTATAATGGTGATGTGGCGGCCCATCAAGTAGTAACTCAAACTTGTTTCAACCCCTCTTGTGTAAATCCAAATCACCTTGAAATATCTGACAAAAGAAAAATAGGAAAAAGAATTACCATACATCCAGAACAATTAATAGCTGGATCAATAAACTTTTTAAATAGACTAAAAAAAGAAAGACCAGATCTTGCTAATAAAATTGAGGATTTAATAACTGAAATAAACAATCCACCTTCAGAAGTTAATTTTGAAGATATAGACCCCTTTAGTAATACACTCTTCTAGATAATTCATCATCAACCACCCACGTTTGGCCTTCATCATCCGTAAACGTATCAGGATCTCTACCATCATCTATAATTCCAAAAGGTAACATATCTTGTTCTAAAGTTTCCATTTGTTCTTCCCACATCTTTTTTCTAATATCCATATTTGTCATTTCTTTAAAGTATCTTTGTTGTACCAACCATCCAAATATAACTAAAGTCATTGCTAAATCATCATGAGAACCTTCCTCTGCTTGATACGTATTATTCTGTAAGGCAAAGGTTGTAAGTTCTTTAATTGTATTAAAGTCTGGAACAATTAATTGATCTTGTTCTATTAAATCTTTTAATGCTGCACATCCAATTCTCTTGATCTGTTTACTTGTTCTCAAACCTAATTGAATATTCTTTGCAAATCCACCACCTATTTGTTGTCCTGCTCTTCCTCTCATAGTAATGATCATGATATTCTCATATTCCAAATCATAGTGTAGAGTATCAGCAACTTGAGATCCAATGTCATTTACTTCAACTAAAACATGAGCAATATTATATTTCATTCCAACTTGATATATCACATTTGGATATAACATAGGTGAAATTTGATTATCTCTATAAACTGCAACTTGTTTGTATGGTATTTCAGAAACATCAAATACTGAAAAAGCAGAATAATCTACTCCCTTTCCTTGGGCGGTATCACATACCATAGCGTATGTATGATTCTTTATTGGATGTTCATATACAATTAAATTATTATTTTGATGTATTGGATTCTTGAACACCATTGTTCTAAGTTTTGATGGGGCAATCAATGTGTAAGTTGATCCTACAAATTCGCATTCAAACTCTTGTGTAAATTGAACCTCAGAAGTATTTCGTATTGTTTCTTCTTTCCATTTACCATCTCTGCCTGGCATTTCTGACCAATGCACTTCGATTGGAACATAATCACTTCTACCTTCTTCTGCTTCTATCCACATCTTATAAAACATATTCAATCCAAGTGGCGTTGAAACAATTAAGACTTTTGTAGATTCACCAGAAGAAATTGTAGGATATACAGAAGTGAAAAATTGATCAGCAATATTTTGTGGCACATGAGCAAACTCATCAAGAAATATGATATTAAATGAACTACCTCGAACCGCACTAGAAGATGTTGCGGCTGCAATCACTTTACTACCATTCTCTACTTCAATATTTCCTTTGTTCCATGTAACCACTCCTTGTTGTATCCATTTTGGTAGATGTTCGTATGCAAGTTGTAATCTGGATAGGAGTTCTCTTGCTACCGCACCTTTGTTCGCTAAAATAGCTACATTCACACTCTCATTAAAAAGAATATAATGTAATAAAAATGAGATAATTGTGGTTGAATTGTGCGAAACAATTTCATTTGTATAATATTCATTACCATTTTCTACATCCAATAAATCAAACATATTGGAAGAAGTCTTCAACTTTCTGGCTGATATTATTTCTTCTAAACCTGATTTAGTTTCAATAAAATCTCCAATTTTTAAATCACAAGCATAAACAAATCTATTTCCAGATTTTATTTGATGTTCATCTGCACATATTAAAGAATGTTTTTCTGTCTTTATTTCCCATTCAACATATTCTATAGTTTTACCTATACCAGAAAATGATTGCCAGCCAGAAGGTGTTTCGACTTCCCATTCATCATCAAATAATTCTTCTATGAATTTAGCCATATATGAACTCCAAACAATCTCTTATAATTTTTTCTTTATTTTCTTTATATAACTCTTCCTTTATATGTAATACTTTAAATCCATTTTTTAATATCTTTTGATCTCTTACATTTTCACGATTTTTATTTGTATTTCTTATCTTATTATTATTGTGCCAATATGTACCGTCAAATTCTATGATTTTGTTACTATTCTCAATATAAAAATCAGGTTTTATGAAAGAATTATCAAGTTTCAAAGTATATTCCCAATTTTTACCGCTCATATCTTTTTTCTTGTTTTCGTCTAATTCAGCAAAATATATCCCAGTTAAATCATCTAAATTTCTCACAATAAACCAAAACAATTCTTGTGAAATTTTAGAAAAATTTTGTTTTTTATAATTTTTATGCCACTTTTTCTGTCTTTCTAACCAGCGTTCTTTACCTTGTTTTTCTCCATATTTATGAATACATTTTTCTAAAGAAAATGTTGATTGGCGTTTTGATATTTTTTCTTTAGCTTCTTCTATAGTATATCCGCGGCTTATCCAATATTTCGCTGTCGTATCATTATTACCATTCTCACGATTTGATTTTGATACTTTTTTATATAATTTCTCTTTAACTATTTTATCAGCATAAATGAATTTATCAGAAAATGGTGAAAACTTACCACCGTGCTCAAACCAAGGATTATTAGAACCTTTCATCCTATCACTTTGTTTTTTTAGATAATTATCACTCTTAATAGGAGAATTATATTGTGATTTATAGTCTGGAATAGATATTTTATGGAGACGTATAATATGACTATTTAAATCGTGACCGTAAAAATTACAAATAGAACAACATACAGCACCTTCATTTTTTAAATCTTCTTGTGTTTTTATCAATTTAAATTTAATTTTATATTCTTTTGTATTTTCATAGCCATGTTTTTTGATATGTTTTCCGAACGCTGGTCCTTTAATTTTTTCTCCACATTCAAGGCATTCATACGTCTTTATTTGTCTTTTTTGCTTCAATTTTATCATATAATTCTCCTACTGTTAATTCAAGCATTTCACCAGTTTTTTTATTTCTTACTCTAATATTAGTATTTATATTAAAACATTTTCCTGTTTGTCTAGGCATTTTACAAATAACAAATCTATTATCTGTAAATTTTTGTATCATATCTTTCTGATAATCATACATATTAAAAGGCACAAGACCCTTATCAACATGAACTATCTGAACATAGTTTAAAATAAAATATTCTGGATCTTCTTTACAACGCATGTATTCATGAAGTGTTTCTTTTGTCCACTCTATGTTTTGACCTACATTTTTGAGATTGGGCTGGCCAAGATAATTGGTTGATGCCATTGGGTTTTCCTTAACAATTCTTATGATGATTAGTAAATAGATCCATTATATATCATTTTTTCGCCTTCAACAACTTTTGTAATTCTGCTGTAGATCCAACAAATACTGCCTGATTTGTTACTTGGTTTGGAGCCCTTTCGGTAGTCAATTCTTTTTTGGTTTTATGTAGAGTCATCAATTCTTTATTGGCATCCAAGCCAGATTTAATTAATTGTCCTACAACTTCGAACGCGCGTGGGTGCTCCGATTGTTTAGCAATCTCCAACATTTCCTCTACAGCATCTTGATTTCTTTCGATTAAATTATAGTAATTTTCACGGGCATAATTATAATCAATTTCTTTATCATCACCATCTTTATTTGGAACAATTCTAGGAGATGGTTCTGGTTTTAATTCAGCAGTAGGAACTATACTAGTAATTTCTAGAATTTCATCAATCCGATTGTCTGTAATTTTTGTCATTATAATTGCACATCTATTCCTGTGGATAAATTGGTATCCACATTATCATTAAAATATTCAGTTGTTTCAGTATATCCGAAATCATCATTTGCACTAACATCACCAGCACCAGGTGTAACAATATATCTAGATTTAATTCCTGCGGCCCCTGATTCTGAACTCCATTCACTTAATACTTTTATATCACCAGTTGCATCGGGTGATCCTGCATCAGCATCAAGAAGTAAATAATTAGAAGTAAAAGAAGTGCTATCCTCCAATAAAATATATTCAGGGGGTTGAACTGGACCTTCACCAGGCATTCTAAGATTAACAATAACCTTTTTAGTAACAGATCCAGATTTAACATCGGGATAAATCCATCCCTTCAAAGTAAATGTTAAATCCCATAAAATTTCTCTTCTTGCTGTAAAATCTCCCTCATAACTATCTGATACAGTAACACCAGTTAATATTATATTAATATCAGGTGAAATATTCATTGAAGGAATTAAACTTACTGTTACATTAAATTCTGGTGTAAAAAACGGAACAATTTGTTCAAAAATTTGTGCTCCGTCTTCAGAATTATCTACCATAGCAGATAATGTAAAATCAAAATTATAAGGAACAGGATTAAATTGTTTTAAAAGTGTACTGTTTGTAGTTGCGGTATTTGCGGCATACACTTGACCCATTGTATTTAATTTTCTAGTACCATCATATGAAATAGCATCCATAACAAATCCAATTCTTGGAAGTGTTATTGATTGACCCGCTGACTGAGAATTTCTCACTTTAAGTAACATCGCATCTCTAGAAGAATAAGCTACAGGAACTTTAATTTGTTCTAGAATTACACCAGCGGAATCTTTTCTTTGAATATTGATATCATTAAATAGTGTGCCAAAAACTGCAACATATTTTCTAATTGTTTGATGATAATACGTAATTCCTAACATTATAGACTCCCGAATGGATTACCTTCAGTAAAGTCAATAATGGAATCTGCTTCGGCCTCAATTGCTATATTAGTGGCCCCTTGTCCTGTATTCGCTGTTGATGTTTGAGCATCAAATGAAGTAATTGACCAAGATGCACCAGAAGTATTTCCAATAATATTTAAAGTTCCAGAGAAATTTCCGGTCATGTTTATGAGATTTAAAATCTTGGTAGTAGAATTCCAACTTGCAACTTCTCCTTTTACTGTTGCGGCACCGAATGAAGTTCCTTGATATACTTGTTCACCAATTGTAAAATTTCCACTTCCGGCATTCATAGTAAAATCAATAGAGTAAGAAAGTGCTCGTTCAATCTTATCAATATCATCAATTCCTGTATCAAGATTTTGATCTGAATATGTAAATAATTCACATAACATTTCATAAAATTGTAATGAGCCGGTTTGCCAAAATACTGATTCGTCTTCTACAAATTGAATTTCCCATAAATTTTTCGTATAAGGAAAATATATTAAATCTCCCTCATGTGGCATAATCGCCCTTCCTTCACCCTGCACATTTAAATCTTGAAATCTTCTTCTAGCAACACGAAATGTAACTTGATCTTTTATTTGTACGCCCCACTTAGCAACAAAATCTCCCTCGCCCTCAAACCATCTACACTTTTAATATACAT